CGGCAGGCACCATTGCCGAAAACGGAACTTGCACGGTAACGGCAGGCGCGGCAACCGCAGGCGCAGGCACGTTCGAATGCAACGTCACAGGCGGCGTCGTCGCTGGCGACTTCTTCTGGGCCAACGTCGTAGCAGAGTCGTAAGATGCTACCGGGCGCGCGTACTGACAACGGGGCGATTTACGTCACCCAAGGGCCACCTCCTGCTGGCACTCCGCTGGTAGGGGGCATTGCTGTCAGCCCTCTGGGCGTGATCTACGCCTCGCAGTCCGTCGCGCCCGTGTTCGACCCAGAGGACTTGTTCCAGAACAGCGAGCAAGGCGCATGGTACGACCCGTCCGACCTCTCCACGATGTTCCAAGACGCCGCAGGCACTACGCCGGTCACTGCGGATGGTCAGCCGGTCGGGTTGATCCGCGATAAGTCAGGACGCAACAACCACGCCTCGCAAGCCACCGCCGCCAAGCGTCCGCTGTACAAGACCGATGGCACGCTGCACTGGTTGCAGTTCGATGGAGTGAATAGTGCGCTGGCGACTGCGAGTATTGACTTCACCGTTACTGGCAATGTCACTGTATTTATCGGCATTGATAAATTATCGGATGCTACTGTAGGCACGGTTTTTGGCATTGGTGATGTGAATGTCAATAATAGGTGTTTATATATCAGAGCGCCGGGGGATATTGGAACCCCAACCTATCGCATAGGAATGAAAGGCCCAGCATGGGCAGAAGCAAATGGTGGAATAGCAACTGCCCCAGTCACTAACGTAATAACTGACATTGCTCAGTGTGCAGCACCAAGGCAGGAACTTAGGATAAATGCAGTATCTTCTGTGGTCAATACCGATAATCCAGCTATGCCGACGTTTGGAAATCTTCCAATTTACATAGCGGAAACTGGGTCAGGAATGCAGTATAGTAATTCTCATATCTACTCCCTGATTGCCCTCGGTCGCCTCGCCACCACACAGGAAATCACTGACACTGAAACATGGGTCGCAAATAAGACAGGAATTTCGCTTCCATGAGCAATTTCTCAGCATCCATCCCCGTTGCCGATATGGCTGCGGCCAACGCCACACTGGAACTGGATGGCTATGGCCCGGACAACTTCAGCGTGCCGGCCTACGCCGGACCCACAGCCTCTGTTGCACTGCTCCATGCATGGGGCGACCCGGACTTCGAGGCGGCAGTGGCAGCGATTCCCGGTGTGACCATCGTCCAAGGCGATGAACCAACGATGACCACCACGGCAGCAGCAACGGCCAAGGGTTCAACATGGGGAACTGATGCGCAACCGCTAACCGGCACAGTGTCTCCGGGACTCTACGTGGACGCTGACGGGGTGCTGTGGTGGGTTATCCAGTCCTACAACACCGCGGCTTATCCAGATCCAACGATCATCCCAGCACTGATCCGTCAAGCAAAGATTCCCGGCGAGGCATTGCCATGGGTCCAGCCAATCGACCAGTACGATGCCTACAAGTTGGTCAATCCATTCACGGGCGAGGGCGACTATTGCACCCACAAGGGTAGCAAGTGGCAGGTCACGCAGGCGGATGGCGCTGGCAACAATGTCTGGGAGCCGGGCGTGTTCGGCTGGAACAACATCGGCCCTGACCTGAACATCACCACCGACCTCGATGGTGACGGCTTCCTCGATGTGGTGCGGTTTGACAATGGCACCCTCAAGATTACCGAGGACGCAGACTCCATCGACATCGACCTGAACGGCGATGGCATTTCCGACATTCACATTCCGAAGCCCTGACCATGAACTACGTAAACGGGTTCAAAGTTGATAACGACGGCACGCTGCAAGTCGGCCCGCCACCCATCACGCACTACGCGATGGGCTTGCCGTTCAACGCTGCGGATGGTCTGGTCATCCAATTGAATCAGCCCGAGTCGCCCGGTGATGCCTACGTGGGTGGCATCCGTGTCGGTCCTTTGGGTGGCGTCTATGCGGTGGATGAAACGCCCTCCACCGCTGTTCCGCCCGTCAATACCGTCCTCCCCGACACCACAGGTGACGCGAAGGTTGGGTCGGTGCTGACGACCACTCAGGGTACGTGGACCGGCACTGCGCCGATCACCTACGCCTACCAGTGGTACAGCGGCATCAACGTCATTACCGGCGCGACGGCCAACACCTACACGGTACAGGTCAGCGACCTTGGGAATGCGGTTCTCTGCCAAGTGACCGCGACCAACGCTGCCGGGGGTGCTTCGGCAACTGGCCCCGGCGTCCGCATCGTATCTGCCCGCTACAACTACCTGACCAATGCGGGTGTTCCTGCGACGGGATATGTCAGTGCGGGAAGTGTCAGCGCGCCGAATCAGGTTCGCATCAACGAAGTCGACAAGGATGGCTTCGACCACAATGGGCCGTTCTCCCGTATGCGGATTGGCGACAGTATTTTCGTCGGCACCCAAGAGGGCATCATCGCGCAGGAACCCATCGATGCGGGGGGCTACTACATCTTCGAGATGGTGTCGTGGCCTGCGTTGGCTGACGGCGCCTACGACGTAACACTTAGCTTCAACTAACAGCGGGTAGTCATGCCCCGTTTCCCAAGCATCGACACAAAAAGGAGAATCCAAATGCAAGCAACTCTGCCGTCGTATGACGAATCAGCGGTGATGGACAACAGTCAAATCGCCCGCTACGCAATGGACAAGAAGCTGGTCGTGAATTTCTACGTCCGCGCTGTTCAGAACACCTTCAAAACCGCACAGGAAGGTCGCCCGATCTTCGATGAGTCGGAGTTCGTTCGCATCATCATCCCGGGCGACACCAAGACCATCATCGACACCAAGGTCACTGCCGAGTACCGCCACCGCTTCCAGGACAAGTACGAACGGTTCCAGAAGGGGATGGCGCAGGCACAGTCGGGAACGCCGCTGGAAGTGTGGCCGCAGATGACTGTTGGTCAGGTTGCCGAACTCAAGGCCACCGGCATCACGACTGTCGAGCAACTGGCCGAACTGTCCGACACCAACGCCCAGAAGTTCATGGGTTCGTTCCAGCTTCGCCAGAAGGCACAGGCGTTCCTCGAAGCCGCTGCCGGTGATGCCGCCAACAGCAAGCTGGCCGCTGAACTGGAGAAGCGCGACGTGGAAATCGCCGCGCTGAAGGCCCAGATGGAGCAGATCATCAAGGTCAAGGCCAAACCCGATTCACCCAAGGCCGCATAAGGAACCACCATGAAAAATGATCCGTGGGTACATCGTAGCGATAACATGAAGTGCAAATCTTGCATGTGGTTTGTGCCGAAGGTTGCACAAGAACCTGTATTACCAGAGGTCTATGACTTGGGTCGCTGCCGTCGTCATTGCCCGACAATGGGCGGCTTCCCCGTCGTGTTTGTCAATGATTGGTGTGGCGACCATCGTCTTGATGAAAACAAGCTGTTCAAGGGGTAACTTATGCTCGGAACTGCCATTCAGTGCATCAAGCAAGCATCTGCCGAACTGGGCTTGCCCATTCCGGTCGAGGTTGCCGCGTCTAACAACGCGCAGGCGCAGCAGATGCTCGCGCTGCTCAACGCCTGCGGCAACGAGTTGGTGCGTTCGTTCGAGTGGCAGTTCCTTCGCAAAACGGCGTCCATTTCACTCATCGCTGGACAGTCGGAGTACGCGCTGCCCTCTGACTTCTCCAAGCTGATGAATCAGACGCTTTGGGAAGAGGGTAACATCTACTCGGTCATCGGCCCCGTATCGGGCCGCGCGTGGGCGTACCTGAAGAATAGCGTCACGCTGGCCCCGCAATACTGCTTCATCATCAAGGACCGCAAGTTCCAGTTCGCCCCCACACCCGGAACAGACGGGCAGGGAACCGGCGACATCAACTTCGATTACTTCGCCGAGGGGTGGGTACAGGACGGCAGCAACCCGAATGTCTATCGCGCCCTCACCCTCGCTGACAATGACATCCTCCAGTTCGACTTCTGGCTGATCGTCAAGTTCCTCAAGCTGAAGACGTGGGAGGCCAAGGGTCTGGACACGACCGCGCTGCGCGACGACTTCATGCGTACCTTCTCCGACGTGACGGGTCAAGACAAGGGCGCGCCCGTGCTCGGGCTGGTCAGACGGTGGGACTCCCTGCCGACGCCTGTTGCACCTGAAACCGGCTTCGGGTTCATCTGATGCCGGTCACGCACAAGCCCCGTCAGTCCGTCGCTGCAGGGAAGTCTATCCCCGCGCCGGTTGGTGGACTGAACGCATACAACGGTCTGCCCGCCATGCCGGAGGGGGACGCGATTATCATGCGCAACTTCCTGCCTGCGCCTTATGGTTGTCCGGTGCGGAAGGGCTACCAACTGTTCGCCGATGGCTTCTCCGAGGGTGTCGGCACAGTCATGGCATGGCGCAGTGACGACGGCAGCAGCAAGCTGTTCGCTGTCGATGCTGACACCATCTACGACGCGACCGATGGCGGCACGATGACCATCGCGGAAGCAGTGGTTGGCTCCACGAACCCGTGGTGGCAATCCACTTCGTTCGCCAATGCTGCCGGTGTCCATCTGATCGCCTTCAACGGTATTGACGACGGCTTCTGGTACGGCCCTGCCGGTTACGCGCCGCTGATTGCCGGTGACGGAACAGCCAGCGGTACATGGTCGGGCATCGACCCGAAGAAACTGGTGAATGTGGTCGTCCACCAGAAGCGTATCTGGGCTGTCGAGAAGGATAGCAACCTTGCATGGTATCTCCCACCGGAGCAGGTCTATGGCGTGGCAAAGTCGTTCGATTTTGGTGGGTGCTTTAGCAAGGGCGGGTTCCTCCAGGCTCTGGCGACTTGGACAACTGACTCGGGAACAGGCATCGATGACAAGTTGCTCGCCATCTCCAGTCAGGGAGAAGTCGCCATCTACACCGGCTACGACCCTGAAGACCCCACCATCTGGAAGCTCGAAGGAGTCTACAACGCCGGAGAAACCTTCAGCCGTCGCTGCTGGACCAAGTATGGCGGCGACTGTGCCATCCTGACCCAGTACGGGGTCATCACCATGTCCTCCCTGCTGTCGGCAGAGGAGTCGGTGTCGGCCAACAGTCTGTCGCTCAAGGTGCAGAAGATTTTCAGCGACCTTGCTGCTGAGGGCGAATATCGCGCAGGCTGGCAAATCATCAACTACCCGAACGACGACTTGTTGCTGGTCAATATTCCTGGTCTGTCCATCTCGTCCAACTTCCAGTTAGCGATGAACACCATCACGAAGGGCTGGACGGAGTTCGTCGGGTTCAACGCGCAGTGCTGGACGCGCTACGGGTCGAACCTCGTCTATGGCGGATTTCAGGCACTCTACATCGGGCTGACCGGACGCACCGACAATGCCGACATGAACGGCGAGAACGGTGTCGCCATCCGCGCCGAGGTGCAACAGGCGTTCAGCTACTTCGGCACACAGGGTCAGAACAAGCACTTCAAGATGTTCCGCCCCACGTTCGTCTATGGTGGCGACTTCAACATCCGCGCGCAGGCGAACATGGACTTCGACTTCGGCGGCACCCCGCCTGCTGCCTCTCCCCCGTACTATAAGTACGGCATCTGGGACGAGGATGTCTGGGACGGCGGCGCGGTCTGGTCGGGCGGACTGTTGTCGGCGAAACAGTGGGTGTTCGTCAGCGGCATCGGCTACGCGGCGTCCATCCGGATGCAGGTCGAGACTGCTGCCGAGGTGACGTGGGTCAGCACTGACTGGGCAATGGAGAACGGGGGCATCGTATGAACGACCTCGCGCTCCAGACCATCGGCAAACAGTTTTACGAACAGTCAGAGGTGGTCATCCAGACCATGCTTCACGAAGAGCAGGTGCCTTGTCCACTTATCCACAGGTTCGGTCCGGGCATGTACATCCGTGAAGCGCACTACGCGGCTGGCTCGCTCATCGTCGGACATCTGCACAAGCTCCCACATTTGAACAACTTCATTAAGGGTCGGCTGAAGATGCTGAACCCTGACGGCACAGTTACCGAGATGGTTGCCCCCGTGTCGTTCATGGGCAGCCCTGGTCGCAAGATTGCCTACATGGTCGAGGACGTGATCTGGCAGAACGTGTGGGCGACCGACAAGACCGACATCGATGAGGTGGAGGCCGACTGTTACGATATTCCACAGTTCTGGTTCGACCGGCTGGTTGCCGACATGCCCAAGGCACTTCCCTCTCCGCAACCCATTGTTCCGGACGTGGTGACGATTCCCATGCCAGCCATGTGGAATAGCGCGATTGACCGCAAGACGCCTGATGGTTCGCGGGGGTTCTTCGCCACCATGCCGGTCGCTGCCGGAAAGCCGATTGCCCCGCTGCTGATCGACGGGAAGCACACCCCCGCCCGTCACGCCCGCTGCTCTGAAACCCCGAACGCCAAGGCACTTGTTGCCGATGACGGGGTGACGTATCTTGTAGCCATTCAACCGCTGGCTGGCTGCGTTGGCGGCGACCTCGGAACTGAAGTATTGATCGAAGGAGAGAACAAATGAGCGCAGCAATCGCAGGATTGGTAATTACTGCTGGATCGAAGATTTATGATGCCAGTCAGCAGAGGAAGGCGGCAAAAGATGCCGCTAACCAGCCGTCTGCAGGGTCTGGTGCAGAAGCAGCCAATCAACAGTCGTGGTCGGATATTGATCGGGTCAATCAGCTAAACCGCGAGAACCAACTGTGGGCGCAGCAGCAGAATGTTCAGGCCAATCAGGACGCACTGGCGCAGAACCGTGTCAATCAGTCCTCCGACTTCGGCAACCTGACGTGGAGCCAAGACCCAACGACCGGCGCGTGGAGCCAGAGCAGCACGCTGGCTCCCGACATGCAGGCGAACCTCGACGCGCTGCGTCAGCAACAGGGTAGCGCAATCGGTGGTCTGGAGTCCGGATTCAACGTCAATAACGACGTGATGAATGCTTACAAGGCACTCAACGATCCCATGATGCAACAGTCGCGGGATCGGGAAAACGCGCGCCTTGCCGCTATGGGGCTGAACGCCGGTAGCGGGCAGGCATGGCTGAACTCGCAGCAGGGCATCAACGACGCCCAGACCCGTAACGACCAAAACGCGATCCTGCAGGGGTTCAACGCATGGAAGGATGTCCAGTCGAACAACCGTTCCAACCTCGGGCAACTTACCACGACCGAGAGCGCATGGAAGAACAACATGGGGATGCCGAGCTATGCGCAGATCGCTGCGCCGCAGGTGTCCGCATCGACTGTTGCACAACCCGAGAACCGTACCTACGAAGCCGCGCATGAGGACTACTTGCGCAATCAAGCCAACTCTGTGAATCAGGCGAATGCCGCAAGTGGATGGGGCAATCTGGGAGCAAGCCTTGGACAAGCACTTCCAGGCGTAGTTAAGGCTGGTCAGCAGAATGGTTGGTGGGGTGGTGACAGCGGAAGCACCGGCAGCAACGCCACCATCGACAGTTCGGCGTTCAGCAAAGACTACGGCTACGGAGGCTGGTAATGGACTACTCCAACCCTACTCTCGACTTCGACCTCGAAACAGCCACGCTCATCAAGGCGTTGAAGCAGGCTGAAGGTATGCGTGACGCTCGTATGACACCGCAAGCGACTATTGTGGGTGGTCGTGCAATGTTCGGTGGTGGACCGGGACAAACTCTTGCGTCGGGTGTGGATAACATTTCCGGCATGATCCGTGCGCCGCAGATCGAACAGCAGCAGCGCGACCTGTCGGCGGAACAGCAACGCCGCTTTGCCGACCTGCAGCAACATTTGGTTGCGCCGGTCCCCGAAACCCGCACGGTGCTCAAGCAGGCACTGCGTCAGGGCGAGGGGCCGCTGCTCCAGCCGAACGTCGACCAGGTCGAGACTCAGGTGCCGCTGACCGAGGAAGAACGGGCGATGGCACAGCACGCGCAGCGCATGTCGGTCGGCTCGAAGATGTTGGGTCTGCCGATGGCGCGCGGCATGGGCGAGAAGCTGATTGCCAAGGGCGTCGACTTCCCCGAGCAGATGCAACAGTTGAAGATGAAGCAAATCGAGGCGGGCAACCTGGCAGCGCAGCGCGCACAGGACAAGGCGCGTTCCGATGCTGACCGTAACCTGCTGCTTATGGCGATTGCCGGTGGCAAGCAGGACATTGCGCAGGCCGGACTCGATATGAAGCGCGAGGGTGTGGAAGAGAAGCAGGATGCCACGCGCCAGAAGGCAATCGATGCCGAAAGCGGCTATCTCAAGGCAGCCGGTCATCTGGAAGGCATCATCAACGAGTTGCAGGGGACGCCGAACCTGAATGCGGCTACTGGCGCAATCGGCGGACGGTCGCCGTTCTTCTTTAGCCTGACCCCGAACGACAAGTCCACGGCACAGTCGCGCATCAAAAACCTTCAGGAATTCCTGCAAACCAAGGGTCTTGAAGACCTTCGTCGCGCGGGTGTCGCGCCTGGCTCCGTGACCGAACGGGAATGGGCGAAGTTCGCTGCCCGTGCAGGCAACATCGACCCGAACCTGGATGACGCTTCATTCAACAAGGAAGTCGCCAAGTTGCTCGTTGATGTGAAACAGTCGATGACCGACGCACAATCACGTTTGGAAGCCCTGCCGAAACCCGGTGTCAGGGGACAATCGGGCGGCGTGGCACCGACCGGCGCACCGGCTGGCGGGCAAGGGAACATGGTGCATGACCCCGTGAGCAACAAGACCTATGTCAAGGACGCCAACGGAAGGTGGTGGATGCAATGAGAGAAGTCACCGATCCTGGACTGATTGCCCGTCTTGAATCGGGCGAACTGCCGCAACATCCGATGGCGGCATACGGTCCCGCTGTCCGTCACGTCGAGAGCCGTGGCAACCCGAATGCTGTCTCCCCTGCCGGTGCTATCGGCGCGGACCAGTTCATGCCTGCAACAGCCGCTGCGATGGGGCTGGCCGACCCGCGCGACCCCGTAATGTCGGCTGTCGCCCGTGACCTGCTGCTCGCCGAGAACTATGGTCGGTTCAAAGACCCCACCAAGGCACTACAGGCATACAACGCCGGTCCGGGTGCTGTCTCCAGTGGTCGCCCGTTGCCGAAGGAAACACAGGACTATGTGCCGAAAGTGATGGCGGCAATGGGACAACAGTCGAACCGGACGGAAGTCACCGACCCTGAAGTGATTGCCCGCCTGGAAGCGATGGGCGCACCAAAGCCGAAGGAACAGCCGAAACAGTCGCTCCCGCAAGCGAAGGCGGCAGCCACCGGCAAGTCGCTTTCCCGTCAGGCAGCGGAAGCCACGTTGAAAGACATGGGGCTGTTTGAAACGGGTGTTGTCGGCTTCGGCAAGGCAATCGCCGACCTTGGTCGCACCTTCGGTGTGTTGCCGGAAGGTGACAAGGATGCCGATGCCGCCCTGCTCGACACAGGCGCGGGTATGACCGGCAACATCCTTGGTGAAATCGGGATAACAGCCGTCCCCGGAACAGCCGCGTTCAAGGCTGCCACCACCGCTGCGCGTCTGAACAAAGCCGTGAAGCTGGCACCCCGCATCACCAAGAACGTGGTCGGCGGCGCGGCTGCCGGTGCCACGTCCGAAGCGATGATGAACCGCGACCCTGTGACCGGCGCGACCTACGGGGCAGCCCTCGGTCCCGTGTTCATGGCAGCGGGCAAGGCGGGCAACGAACTGGTAAAGGAAGTCCAGCGCATCAGGGGCGGCGCAACAGGTCGTGCCGCCGAAGACATGCAGAAGGTGTTCGGCAACCGCACGCAGGCCGCCATCGACGCGCTTCGCAATACGCGCCCGATTGTTCCTGGTGAGCAGGTCACTGCCGGACAGGCAGCGTCGTCGGCCCTGCCTGAACTGTCGGTACTGGAAGCCGGTGCGCGCAGCCGTCCCGACGCTCACCTCTTCACCAACGCCGACGAGGCAACAGCCAGAGCACGGACCGCTGTCCTCGACGCCATCGAAACGCCTGCTGGTGTCCGTGGCACCGACCCGAACACCGGACGCGCCTTGCCCTCCGGCTTCGAGAATGCCCGCGCCCAGACGACTGGTCCCTACTACGACAGTGCAATGCCGGACCTGGTGACGATTCCGCGCGACTTGCAGAACGCCTTCCAGGGGTCGGGAACAGTCGGAACAGTCGTCAATAACGCGAACCGCGATTTCATCGAAGCTGTCCGGCTGGCGCGCGCCGAAGGTCGTCCGCCCCCTCCGGGTGGCCGGGCAATGCCTGGTGCGCCTTACCATCAGATGTCTGTCGATCAGCTTCAGCGGGTGTTGCGCGAGTTGGACTCGATTCCGTTCGCGCAGCGGGACTACAACGTGACCAATGCCCGTCGTCAGATTTCACAGTTGATGCGGCGCGAGTCGCCGGACTACGCCACAGGCACCGACCTGTTCCGTGAAATGTCGATGCCGCAGAACCGTGCTGACGTTGCCGCCGTGCTGCGCAACACGATGAACGCGCCGTCCAACGAACTCAACCAGCGTGCCGGTCTGTTCAGCGCGGCATTGCGCAACGCGCCGACGACCATCAAGAAGACCGGCATCTCGCAGCCGTTCCAGAAAATTGAGGAGGTGTTCGCACCGACCATGATGGAGCCGACTGTCGGACCGCAACAGTTGCAGAGCATCCGCAACCTGGAACAGTCGCTGCAGCGCGAGTCCCGTGTCGCCGGATTGCCGAAGGAGAAAGGGGTCATTCCCCAGTATCTCAGTGCCTTCGACCTCGCCGCCCAGAACACGCCGAACTTCATGGTTCGTTGGGCCACGGCAGCCAAGAGCATTGCGAAGACAGCCGGAAAGCGCACCGATGAGGATGTGCAGAAGGTCATCGACCGCGCGATGGCTGACCCGCAGGCGATGGCGAACCTGCTCGACCAGTTGCCGCCCACGGAACGGAACGCTTTCATCAATGCATTGAGGCAACAGTCAGGTGAAATTACTGGCAGAATAACCGCACCGGCAACCGGAATTCTTGAGAAAACGGAGTAAGCAATGCCACGTAACGCACAAGGACTCTACACCCTTCCGGCAGGGAACCCTGTCACCCCAGGCACCATCATCGAATCGGTCTGGGCGAACGACACGATGAGCGACCTTGCGGATGCGATGACCGGCTCGCTCCCCCGCAACGGTTCCGCGCCCATGACCGGCCCGCTGACCCTGAACGGTGCTGCGCCGACCAACGCCCGCCACGCTGTCGATAAATCCTACGTGGACAAGTTCATGGCATACTCGTCGGGGATGCCTGTCGGGTCGGTCAGTGCCTTCGGTGGAACAGTCGCTCCTGCGGGATGGTTGAAGTGTGATGGGCAGGCAGTCAGCCGTGCGCTTTATCCCGATCTCTTCACCCTGATCGGCACGACCTACGGCTCCGGCGACGGCAGTACGACCTTCAACGTGCCTGACCTCCGCGACGAGTTCATCCGTGGTCGTGCCGACTCTCGGGCGATCGGTAGCAAGCAAGCAGGCTCGTTTGCTACCCACACCCATCCGGTAAATGATCCGGGTCACACGCACACCCAGTCTGCCCACAGTCACACGATTACCACCGGAAGCCACGGGCACACCGTCAATGACCCTGGTCACACGCATTCTCAAAACGTATCCGGAAATACCGGCGAGGGGTTCGCCTGGGGGATCGGTAATCTCGCAAACGGGAACACCGGGTCTTCCGGTACAGGAATCAGCATCAATGGCGCAGGAAATCTCGGTGGCAGCGCAGACAGCCAACAGCCGGCAATCGCTTCGGCTGTTACCGGAGAAACGATCGGTGCGACAGGTGGCGCGGAAACTGTTCCACAGAACATGGCATTGGACTACTATATCAAGGCAGTCCATGACTCGGGAGGTATTGCGCCCGTCACCGGCATCGACACGTCCGACACCAACATGATTGCGATCGACAACACCAACCCGGTCGTGCCGTTGCTGGACATCAAGAGTAATGTTGCCTTCGGTGTGGTGAAACTGGACAGTTCTGGTCAGATTCCCGTCAATCTGATGCCGACCACAGGTGTCACGTATCAGGGGCAGTTTGACGCTTCCAGCGGGAACCTGCCGGTAGGTCCGTTCGTCACGGGCGACTTCTACAACATCGCTGTCGGCGGCACCCTCTCGCTTCGCACGTCGGCTGGCGGGCCTGTCCCTACCATTGTGGTAGCTGGCGACCAGATCATCTACGACGAAACGATTTCTGGTTGGTGGTACAACGCGGCCTCTGCTGTGGCGTCGATGCCTGCCGCCGCCGTCACGTTTGTGCCGCACGGCACCATCGCTGCAACCAACGCCCAAGCGGCAATCGAGGAACTGGACAGTGAGACTCAAACGGCTTTGTCGGGGAAAGCGCCGACCAGTGCTGGAACTGCAGTCGGCACATCGTTCAACCCAACTGGGACTATCTCGTCAACAGATGTACAGTTTGCGATTGCAGAACTGGACAGTGAAACGCAAACTGCGTTGTCCGGCAAAGCGCCGACCAGTGCCGGAACTGCTACAGGGACCAGTTTCACCCCGACAGGTGGGATTGCTGCGTCCGATGTGCAAGCGGCGATTGCAGAGGTCGATACAGAGAAAGCTCCCAAAGCATCCCCTACGTTCACTGGAAATGCTGCGGTATTTTCCGCCGGTATTTTCGGATTTTCCTATGGCTCTGGTTCATCCGGTTGGTATATTAAGTTCCCATCATGGTTGGGTGGATACTGCGTCCAAGGTGGTGAAGTTGTTTTGACCAGCAATGCAAGCGGAGATAGCAATTTTAGTCTTCCGACCGCAATGTCAGCCTCCTCATTTTCCATCGTGTTGACAAATGGGGATGCCGCGCAAGGATCGGACATTTTGCTGTCTATAATCAGTAAAACAACGACTGTTATCAATGTGCGTTCTCGCCAGAATGGTGTGGCGTATGTTGGCGCTTTCCGCTGCAACTATTTCGTTTTCGGACCCGCAGCATGATCCGCTACCTACTTCCACTCATCCTCGCCGGCTGCTCCACTCCCAGTGCAAGTCAGTGGTGTATCGGTTCATGTGTTTTAACCCACCCTCTAAAGGAGAATCAAGATGAAGTTCCTCGTCCTGATCGCAGCGCTGATCGCCCTGCCAGCAATGGCGCAGACCAAACCCGCAACCCATCCTGAAGCAGCCAACACTGTCTCTGCTCTTGCCCTCGGATGGTTCGTCCTCCCCGCAGCAATCCTCACCGGCAAGCGTGAAGGCCTGTGCAAGCTGATGGGCGGCAAGTTCGACCTCTCTGCTCCTGACCAGTGTGCTGGCGGTCAGTGGCTCAACGTAGCACTCTTCCTCAAATCCAATCAGGAGCAACCCAAGTGAAAGTCCTCTTCCTCATCCTCGCCCTGTTCGCCAGCAACGCCTTCGCCCTCGGGTGGGGTAACGACAATCCATCGGGCGGCAACGCCAGCGCCAACGCGTTCCAGGCGACCAGTGTCGATGTGTCCAACCGGATCAGCAACGACACCCGCGCTGCGGCTACCTCGTTCGCTGCCGGTGGCATCGGCGTGAGTCAAGGCGGCGCTGCATCTTCTGGAGGATCCACCAGCAATGTCGACTTTAACATCACGTCCCCCAAGAACACGCCGTCAGTCTTCACCGGCAACGTCTACCCTACCGCCCCATGCATGGGTTCTTCCACCGTGGGGGGTGCAGGCGTTGGCTTTGGCCTATCGGTCGGCACATCGTGGACTGACGACGAGTGCGGCATCCGCGAAACCAGCCGCAGCTTCTCCGGCCTCGGCAAAGCCGACGACGCCCTGAAGGTGCTCTGCACCAGCAAGTACGCCGCTGCCGCGCCGAGTTGCGTTCAGGCAGCAACCACCAAGGAGTAAACCATGGACCAGAACGACCCGCGCTTCATCGAATTCCTGCTGCAAGCTCTGCGGCAGGGGACGATGCAACCCGACCCGCCGATGCGTCGGCAGGATGGGACCGGCCCGAATGGTCAGACTATGCTACCCCAAGGCGGGATGTTGGGAGGTGCGGGGGCCGCGCTGCAGGGGCGTCAGGCACAACTGGACGCGCTTCTGAATCAACAGTAGCCGGGAGGGGACAGACGCGGGCAATCCCGTCGTCCCACCCCTGTCCGTAGCTGGCGAACATGGCGACGAGCACCAGCGCGGATAGGGCGAAGACGTTCATTTCGGCTCCCATGCGCGGTAGAGTGGTGTTGTCAAGAAGTTCCATACTTTTGACTTGGAAACAATAAGTTCTCCGACGCCACTTGTTCCGCACCACCCGACAGGCTCCGCATGGCACAGGATCACGTCCTTCAGGTCATCGGTGGCGGCGAGTGCCGTCTCTTTGAGAATCCACGCATCGTCGTTATCTGTACCTTGCTCGGCAAGTGCTTCCCGTAGCATCACAACTTGCTTCTTGCTGTCGGCAAGTTGTTCTGATAATTCATCCGCCGTGTCCCAACCATTAGAGCAGTGATCATTTAGCCAGTCTATGTGAGATGTTTTATCGGCAACGCTGGCCAGTGCTCCGGAGAGTTGCTGGCGCAGGGATTCGATTAGTATCCCGGCAGAGGCAAGGTCTGAATCATATCCATCAAACGAAGCATTTGGCCCGTAGTGGTTCTGGCTATGATCGCGGCTCATTCTACTTTCTCCTTTAACTCTGTAGATAACATCCTCCGTGCGTCCTCCGCATGTCGCTCAAAATCCGAATGTCGTGTCGAGTACAGGGCGTCTTTCTTTTTTGCAAATGCCTCGTGAATCGAACCACACACCTCCCACGCAATCGCTGCCTCTTTCCACCCAGATTGCTCGCTCTCACGCAACTTCATTAAATCCTCAGCGCAGCATTTGTGCTCTTCTGTTTTAATGCGTAGCGCAATTTCCAACCTCATAATTTCAACGGCGAGTTTCTGGCGCAGGGATTCGACCGGTTCGTCACACGCCTCCAACCCCGTTACTAGGTCGTCGTTCCGCTTTCGCAGGGTTTCGACGAGATCGGCGCGGATGTAAGCCACGTCGTTCTCGTTGATCTGATCCTTGCACCAAGTGCAGTCGTCTTCCAAGTCGTACTGCTCGGGGTCACAGCTTTCCCCGTCAGGATCGACTTGGAGATAAATTTTCTCATGTGCCTTGTGCATCACAGCACCCCCGTCCACCAAGCAACAAGAGCCGCGCCGATCACGAACCACACCGCAGCTTCCTTCTTGCTCATCTTCGGGTAGCTGTTCTCCGGCACCGACAGCGGAATGCGCGGGTTCGGATCGCGATCCACCGTGCGGCTGAAGGGGATCACCGTGCCGACCTTCTGGTGGATTTGCGGGGTCAGGCGCGACGGCATGTTGCCCCAGTCGCGTTCGATCTTGGCTTTCCGCCATTCACCATAGGCTTGATCTTCGTCTTTCATTTCACTCTCCATCGACGCTTACGCGCCATTCCCAACCTGTGTGATGGTTGTAGGGTTTGCCGCCGAGTGGGCGACGTTCAAGGATGCCAAGTTGCAGGTAGCGCACCAACTGTTTGAAAATCGACATGCGGTGCATCCCGAGCCGGTCGGCAATCTCGACGGTCTTGCGCCACTCGCTGCCGATGGCGTTGCAGTATTTGGCGACCGCTTTCGAGTGGCGCGCCTCATGCATCGGGGTCGGGTCGCGCCACTGACTGTTCTTCTCGCGCGGGTGCACCGGCAACGGCTTCACGTCCATCGCAAGCATTGCTGCGAAGTTCATCAGTGCACCCTTGCCTTATCGACTGTTTCGGCGGGAGCCTCTTCCTTCTCCGTCCGCTTCGTCATCGCTTGCAGGGCGATCATCGCGGCCATTTCGGCCATTTCGGCGACCAACATAACCGGATCGTCGGGGAGGGAATCACCCTTCAGGTCGCCATGCTTCATGCGGATCATGTTCGCCGCCAGCGAGATCATCGTGCTGATCGCGATTTCCTGCGGCATCGCGATCAGCATTTCGGCTGCGTCTTTACTGATTCCAATCTTTCCTACTTCTCTGGTAATCATTTCGGCCTCCAACCATATTTGACCTCAAGCAGCATCAGTACCGGCTTCGGCATGGCGCGGCCATTCTCGTAGCGGCTGCCACCCGACTGCGTGGTGCCGAGGGACGACCAGAACTCGGTCTGGTTCAGCTTGAGCGACTTGCGAAACTCCAGGACTGTTTTCGGCTTGCTCATTTTCATACTCCTTTTGACCAGCGTTTAAGAATGCTTCGGTTGTTCTTCCCTGCGTGCTGGCTGTCGCTGGCCGACACCGACACGACGAGAATCTTCTTGCCAGCCGGTGTGTCGAGGAACAGCTTGTAGTGCTTCACCTTCTCGACACGTTCCAGCTTGATGTTCGGGAAGGACGCAACCAGCTTGAGCATTTCACGTTCGATTTTCACAGCAAGGCTCCCCCTTCAATCAACAGTTGGCGTTCGCGCTTCGCCCGCAGCTTGGTGTAACGCTGGTGCAGGCGACCAATGACGTTCTTGCGCTTGTAGGTGCTGACCTCGAAGTTGATGCTTTCACGAAGGCTTTCTTCGTCCATTTCACCGACCTGCGCAATGAGTTGCTTCCAGCTTTCAAATACGACAATCATGGTTTCTCCTATTTGTATGGGGTACGTGTCTGTACTATACCCCACGAATATTCAGAACGCAACACTTTTAGTGACGATGCTCACGATATTTTTTGATTGCGTTCCGCAACCCCTTCTGGGTGTCGTCTTTCGACGCCAGCGTGAGGCTCTGCACCTGGTCCAGCGTGTCGGTACAGAGGATGCGATGGCAGATGACCGGCGCGCCCTGCCCCTGCCGACGGATACGGGCGTTGAACTGGTCGTAGAGGTCGAGCGACCAGTTCAGGCCGAACCAGACAAGGATGTGTCCGGCCTTCTGCAGCCCGTCGACGCCGTGACCCATCGATGCCGGATGACCGATCATCAGGGCGCAGTCGCCGGATGCCCACCGACGCATGGCCTCGTTGAGCGACCGTTCCGACTTGCAATCGGTCAGGTTGATCGGGCGCAGCTTGTGGAATTTCGCCATGATCCGTTCGGCATCGCTGCGATAAGCGTAGCTACACAGCACCTGCTGCCCGTTTGCCTCTTCGATGATCTCTTCCAGCGCATCCAGCTTCAGGTCGTGGATCGGCTCCCACATGGGCATCCCTGCCAGCGGATACATCGCCCCGTTGGAGAACTGGAGACACTTGTTCATCAGGGATGCCTGGTTGAACAGTTCGACTTCCGCGCCGCTGTCGAGGCGGATGAAGAACTCTTTCTCCATCCGGTCGTACATCTCGCGCAGGTCGGGCGACAGTTCAACAGTCACGTCGTTGATGAGGATGTCGGGCAGCGGGTTGTAGTCCTCGGCACTCATTTCCAGGGTCATGTCGCCGATGAGGTTCTTCATGGCCTCCTCGGTGTCCTTGTACGGCACCTTCTTGAAGCCACCTCCCGACTTGTACCAGCGACCCTCGAACTGTGTTTTCGACGTGCCCAGGCGCGCTCCGTCGTCGAGGACGAGGTACTGGCCGTGCAAGTCCTTGTAACCGTTGCTGGCGGGGGTCCCCGTCAATCCTGTACGCCACCGGAAGAAGGGCAGCACCTTGCGCAACGCCTTCACCCGATGCGTCGAACTGTTCTTGCATTTGGTGATCTCGTCGAACACGATCCCGTCGAACGGCAGCGGCAGCCCTTTCGATAGGTAGTAGGTGTGCAGTGTCTCGGCCAACCACTCCAGATTCTCGTAGTTGATCAGGAACACATCTGCCTGTTTCGTCAGGCTGCGAGTGCGCTGATCACGATCGCCGACAAGCATCGAGAACTTGAGGTACTGTGTGTGCATCCACTTCACAGCTTCCTGTCGCCATACCAACCGGCAGACCCGGATCGGCGCGACGACCAGCACGGCTTTCAGGTAGCCACATTTGATGAGGTATTCGGCACTGGTCAGCGTGACAGCGGTCTTCCCCAGGCCCATGTCCATCCACAACGCGGAGGCAGGGCGACTGCACTGAAACTCGACGGCTTTGTGTTGGTAGGGGAACAGTTGGTTAAGCGATAGCATCGACCATCGCCTTCCCTTTTTCCACGTTGTCGATCACGAACACATAGACGTTCTGCATCAGCAGCCGGTGATGCTCACGCAATTGCGGCGGCGTCGGCTTCTGGCCTTCCCGCTTGAACTCGACGAAGAAGACGAAGCCCTTCGGGCTGATGTAGAGGCGGTCTGGCACCGCACGGCGGGCGGGACTGGTGAACTTGTAGGTAAGGAAACCCTTTGATTGTGCGTAGGCATTAACCTTTGCTTCGACGACTTTCTCAAGCATTGAAAACCTCCGTGAGCTTCTTCACTTCGTTGATGTAGTAGTCGTAATTGACCGGCAACACAACGTCCTTCAGGTTGTTGCAGGGACAGACTGTCCAGCCCTTGCAGATGCCGATTTCGCGCCAGTGGTCGGGCTTCTTTGCCAGCGGCGGCATGACCTTGACCAGTTCGCCGCCACCCACGGACACGTAGTAACGCTGCGTGTTCTCCATCGGCACGTCGAACCCAGGATAACGGAGCAACAGGTGGCTGGTGCGCGGCACCTTGGCGCGCATGTAGAAGTCGTCCCAGTCACACCATTCGGTGACTGTTTGACGAACGTCTGCACCCTCCAGCAGCACCTTCTCGGCGACCTTCGGGACGACCAGGGCGGAAGCGTTCTGGTGCCAGCCAATGTCGTACTCGTAGCGACCCTTGCGCTTGACTGTGCCATCCGTCTTCTCTGCTACGTAGGAATTCACGTCGGCGATCCACATCCGTTTGTATTCGACCTTCTCCAGCGACAGGTGTGAATCGAACTCCCACCCGTTGCAAGCCCTGTCGACCTCATCCCTGCGACTTCTCTCGACGAACATCGTGATGCCGTCCGTGTTGGCTTGAATGATCTTCAGCCCGCTGACGAACCGCAACCGATCGATCATGTCGGCAATCCACATCTGGCCGGAGATAGTCACCTTCATGGTATAAAGCGGGTCAAAGAACACGCTGAACTTGTCGTTGGTTGCGCCATAGACACCGTTCAAGGCCAGCTTGAGCATGTCGTTCTCAGGGGTTCCCTTCTTATGCAACAGCCGCTGCGACCGCAGGTTGCGATAGACCTCGACGAATTTCGGCCCAAGATGTTCGGGATAGAACCCGTTCTCGATTGCCAGCGACGGGTAGAGGGAAGTCACGTCGACGTCGTAGATCATCCAGTCGCTGCTGGCCTCATAGAACTTGTTCTCGACGCTGGCATGGATGCCGCCCGTGCCGAACTTGTATTCCAGCCCATCGACTGTTGCCGTCAGGTCTTTGAACGCGCCCTTCGTTTTGGTGATGGTCGTGTTCAGGAAGTGCTGCCGGATTTCCTCAAAGGCATCACTGAAGAACCAGTCAATATCACTCGGCACACAGTCGGCAAGGTTGATGCTGGCACGCTGGGTCTGGATCGGTGTCCGGCCTTCGTCGGGATGGTAGTTGTAGCAGGACACCCCTTCCTTCTCCAGCGCGATCTCGAAAATCTTCTTGCCGATCTTCACGTCGTTGAAGTTGGTGAAGTCCTGCCCGTACCGCAGACTCAGTGTGTCGCGGAATTCAATCTGCTTCTGTGACTTCTCCAGAAACTGTTCGGTCGCCTCCACGTCGTTCCAGCAGTAGGTAGTCAGCACCGTCATCTGCTCGGGGGAGAGGAACGTCCCGACAGGGAAGGGCATGTCGCTGATGTTGTCCATCCGCATGTTGAACTCCAACGCCTTGAGGCTGGTCATCCGCGCCACGTTGTCGAAGTGGTGAATCTTGAACAGGTCGATCTGCTGTACCCAACAGTTCGACGGCTTGACCAGATGGGCGAACTTGTTCTCGCTGGCGATGATTGACATGGCGAAGTCGTAGATTACCTTCGGGTCGCCGATCTTGCCGTTGAGGATGAAGTGCAGCACCGGATAGTCGAATCCGACGTTGTTGAAGCCGACCATGCGCTGATTCATTGAGCGCAGACCCATCATCCATGAGGTCAAGATTGCCACGTCGTTCGTGCGCGACGAGATTTCGAACTTGGCCCAGTTCTTCGTTACCGTGTCCCGCGCGCAGAGGATGAAACAGTTCGGAAAAACTTCTGTGTCATATACAATCACTTCTTCGGCTCCCATTCGCCACGGTTGTAACGACCGTGCCATCCGTGAATTGAGAAAACAGCCGTGGTTCCGTCGCCGCGCAGACGCAGCTTCGAACCGTTCCACGGACCGCCGACACAGCGATAATATTTCTTCAGTTTAATGAACATGCCATACCTCCAAGGAAAAAAGAGGGGAAGGGCGAACCTTCCCCTTGGTCAGACTGTTACTGTTCCCACGGCATTTTGGGAAGACCAGGGAACGACGGTGCAGCAGCACCAGCCGGTTGCTGAACCTGACCGAACATGCCGGTCACGTCGGGCGGGGCTTCGCCGAACGGTTCCCCATCCTTGGCGAACTGGACAGCAATCAGTTCGCAGCGGACGCCACGACCGAACTGGTTTTCCTGAATCCACAGGCGGACAGCCGTGTTCACGTAGCACCCACCGTACAACTTGCGCGCGGCGGCGTTGCGCGCCATCGTGTTCGCGTTGTCGATGGGGTTGCCAGCGGCATCCACGATGATCGGGGGACGGTCTTCGTTGGAAGAAGTCGAGAGATAGACATGACCTTCGTAGCCCTCATAAGGCTTCATGGTCTTCTTGTCCAGCTTCTCGCTGCCGCTGCCGTAACAGCGCAGACGGCGGTCGCCCTGAATCATCTGAAGGATGGGCGTTGCCTGTTCCTTCCACTTGGCCGTGGCGAGGTTGCCGACTTCGGCCATGACCTTCGCGTAGTCGTTCGACTGCGGGTCGAGAATCAGATCAGCGGCGAACTTCTTCGGGGAGTTGGGGAAATCCTTGTTCTGAACGGCTTCGATCAGCTTCGGGAAGGACAGGCGGGACATCGTGAGTTGCAGAGTTTCAGACATTTGTGAGGCTCCAGAAGTTAAAAGTTACGATAACCAAGAAGGTTCGTCGGATGGTACGGGTACAGCTTGGAACATCTTCTCGACGTTGCCGAAATCAACGGCAGCGCGGCGATCAGATTCGGGGACAACAGTCAGCTTTCCTTCCGCTTTCTTAATCAGGTCGGACTCGACTTTCGCCAGTTGCTTCGGTGACAGTTGCAGGGTCGTACCGTCGCGCTTCGCCCACACCGCTTTACCGATCTGGGCGGCAGAGATCAACGAAGTCTGCCAGATTACGTCCTTCGGCACACGGAGTTTTTTCAATTCCGCTTCAATATTTTCATCCGGCAATCCCCACTGGCGACGACCGCTGCCGCGCACCACTTTCAGACCGGCAACAGGCTTGCCCGACTGGATGCGATGCAGTGCTTCTTCCTCGGCAGCTTCGACCATCTTGCGGATCAGCGGACCGGCTTCGACCAGTTCGCGCAACTGTTCGTCGGTCATGCCGGTCGGTTCGGACTTGGCCGCGTCCTGGATGAAGTTCATGTTCTCGAACTTGATGCCAGCACTCTCCAGCGTCCAACTGTTGAACGCCGAACAGTTACCCTTGTTGGCGCAGTAGGTGCATTGCTTCGTTCCAGGAACGAACGGTGCGTTCGGGTCATCCGTGGCCGCAGCCTCGGCGATGATCTTCTCCAGCCTTTCGCCCAACAGTTCGGTCACTTCCACCGTATGCGAAGAGATCGGGTTGCCGCCCTTCAGCGCGATCTTCGGCTGAATGATGGTCATCGTCAGCTTGGAGAACATGCGCGGCGGAGACTCGGACAGGTAGCCAGCGAGGATGCCGTAGGCGTACTGCTCCAACTGTTGATTGTCCTTCGCCTCGACGGGGTTCATGCCGTCCTTGTAGTCGATGATTTCGATGTGGTCGCCGCTGATGATCTGCACGTCGACGGTGCCGCTCATGTCGTTCCGGCCAACCAGCGCGTCAGGGAAAACCCGCTGCTCCGCGATGAGCAGCACCCCGTCGCCGACCTTGGTGTTGATGTAGTCGGTGGCGATGCGGACACGGCTGATGCGGTCGCTGTCGACGCCGAACATGCCCTCATGGTCCTGCAGCAACAGGCCAATGTAGGACTCCGGCGAACGGTTGTTCTTGATGCAATGCTCCAGCAGCGTGTGACTGTGTGTGCCGTCGATGGCAGCGGGAGAGTTCTTCCCGCTACCCTCGTACTTGACACACGCATTCACGCTGGCCGGACACGCCGCCCACCGATAACGGGCGGACGGCGACAGGCGCGCGTGGGTGTTCATTAAAGTGCCTCGACTTTCAGGTAGAAGGCGGCATACTGGTCAATCGGCAGTGCGCTGACATGGCTGATGCCGAATTCGGACAACACGCCCTGAATCAACCCGCCCTTGGCGGGGCCGAGTTCCTTGTACTTGGTCATCACGTAGGTCATCAACGACAGTTGGTCATGGAACGGCAGCGGCGCGGCGGGTGCTGCGGCGGGAGCCGGAACAGGCGACGGCATTACCGGCGCGGGTGGCGTGAATACGGGATTGACGGGAGCCGGTGCGGGTTCGGGGTTCGACTCGATAGTCGTTTTGCTCAGAAGGGCGGCGATGGTGGCGAGGGAAGTTGCGATGCTGGCGAGGTTCGATTCAATGGACATTTTTCAAGCCTTTCAGGAGGTAAGTTTGGATAAGTTGGCGAAGCACAGAGGACATGTCTTGGTCACGTTCGGAAATTGTTTTGGCCTTGAACGCCTCGAACATTTCCTTGGTGACACGGACACTGACAAAGTGGGTGTGTGGTGTTTTCATAGTACCACGACTGTAGAACAACCGTGGCACATTGTCAAATACTGCAATATCCGCATTCACCTTCCGCTTCCGGTAGGTTATCGGCGTTACCATCAAGGAATTTCCGCACGTCCCATGCGCGATGCACCTTGATGAACTTGCGTGGGTTGCCTTCGGCCTTCCACTTGTCCTCAAGATCGATCAGGCGCTGGATATTCTGCTTCCCCACACAGTCCTGACCGGCAGCTTGCCACTCAGCCTTGCGGGCCAGCAGGCACGGGTAACAACCGACACGATGATGACCTTTCGCATACAGATCGTTGAGCGGCGCACCCTCGGCGGCAATGTGGGCGAACACCTCTTCGGTCGTCCACATCACGATGGGGAGGCGGCACGGGATCGCACCGAGTTTCTTGATCTTGCCCTTGCTGTAGAAGGCGGCAACATCGCCCAAGGTGAAGAGGTCTTCGGGGGTGATCTCACCGTACTTCTCGCCGCGCCGCGCACTCTCGTCCGAACGCATCCCGAACCAGATTTCACAGTTGTCGGCGTTGTATCCCTTGTCCATCAGCCATTTGGCAAAAGGTTCCTGCTTCAGCCGTTGGGTGCAACCACGTGCCGCAGTGTTGGGGAAGTAGCCCGACGATTCGAGGAACGGGAACATGCCGCCATGTTTGCTGTGGGTGTGTTCGATGATCACCCCGTAGAACAACTCCATGTTCGCGATCTGCTCATACGTGAGGGGGTGGTCATAGCCGGTGTTCTGATGGACACACACGGGCTTGTGACCGGCTTTTAGCGCAAGGGAAAGGACAACCTGACTGTCTTTCCCACCGCTGACAGGGACGATGATAGTTTTCAAGTGATTACTCCGGGATGTTGAACACGTATTCCTCGGGGACGTACAGCTTGGTCAGCTTTTCGTCCTTGGCAACAGCCAGGATTACACGCATTGCCATCTTGAACACATCTGCGCGATCCGTCTGTGAAGAAAACGGTGTGTTTTGCATCTTATCCCTGAACCGGATGATTGTCTCGTCGCTGGGGCGCGACGTGATGCCACTGCTGAGAATGTTTACGAAATGGGCAATGACCGACTCGGGAATACCATCCTCCAATGCTGCGAACATTGCCGCAGCAATAGGGGAAGGCTTGAGGCGGGAATGACCCTTCGTGAAGGCAATCGCCTTCTGGATGTTGGTATGGTGACGCATCAGATACTCACCAGCTTCAAACACGCCAAGTTTGGGATAGCCTTTGATGCAGGTAATCAGGGCGATGTGTTGCTTTGTCACCCCGTCCATTCCGGCAAAGGTGAGACAGTCCTTGATGCTACGCTGCAGTCCGCGATCCATAATCGGTGTCTGAGGAACACCGTGGAAGACCCAAAAATCCTGAGAACGTCCGCTCATGCAGATTGCTGTCAAGCGATGTTGTCCGTCAACCAAGTTTCCTTCCTTATCGAAGGCGATCCCTTGATGGGTGAGTCTCCAGCGATCGTTCGCCATATCGTTGACGTAACCCGCCAACGTGCTCTTGTTAATGGGGCGATTGGAACGGTTGCGGCGCAAAAAAGCCTCGGCCATTTTCGGTGTGATCGTCGTTATCGAAGATTTCATTCAAGTTCTCCAAGTAGTTAAGTTGTGCAACGCTTCCCACTCTACACCATAAAATATCATTGTCAAGCACCTTGCAAAAATATTTTTTACTTGCTACATTGCCGACTCCAATCAACCCACAAGGAGAATCATCATGGAACAACGCCCGAACGTGCAGATCACGACAAGGATTGAACCCGAACTGGCCGACCGGCTGATGGCAATCGCTGACGCCGAACGGCGCAGTCTGAGCAACCTGCTGGTGCTCGCCGTTGAGAACTACGTCAAGGATTACGAAGCCCGTCTGACCAACGGAGGCTGAAATGATCGCCTCTTACATCCAGCATGGCTGGAAGCTGTGTCATGTACCCGAAGGAACCAAGGGGCCACAACAGGCAGGATGGAACAAACCCGAGAACGCACTGACCGAAGCCCCGCAACATGGTGGTGTCGGCCTGATGCACAGTTATTCCGGCACCTGTGCGCTCGATATTGACGACTATGATGCGGCGACCGTCTGGTTGAAGGAACGCGGCATCAACCTTCATGCGTTGTTCGCCGCCGCTGATGCCGTCGCTATCGATTCCGGCAATCCTGGGCATGGCAAACTGTTGTTCCTGTCGCCCGTGCCGCTACCGACCAAGAAGATCGTCGTCGACGGCAAAAACATTCTTGAGTTCCGCTGTGCCAGTGTGTCGGGATCATCAATGCAGGATGTCCTGCCGCCATCCAGGCATCCCTCCGGCACCACCTACCAATGGACAGGTGCAGGCAACTGGCAACAGTTACCCGAGTTGCCCAACGAACTCCTTCTCGTCTGGAATGATCTGCTCGCCAAGGACGCCGAGCGCAACATCAAGACCGAGGCGAACGCTGCCCCGACGAGCATTGACGAGATGCGCTCCGCGCTGTTCGCAATCAACCCGAACTGTGACCGCAAGCCGTGGATCGAGTGCGGCATGGCCTTGGCCTCCGTGCAGACCGAAGACCCTAACCAACTGTTCAACCTGTGGGACGAGTGGAGCCAAGGCTCGCCGTCCAAGTATCCAGGGCGTGCCGAGATGCGTTCCCAGTGGAAGTCGTTCAAGCCGCTGCCGAACGGCATCGGGATCGGCACGCTGTTTTTCCACGCCGCGCTCTGCCAGTGGCGGCGTCCCGCGCCCGACGTGTCCCAACTGTTCGCGCCCATCGAGGATGAAGTGCGGTCGGCGGAAGAAGTCGTCGGCGACCTGTCGTTGAAGGCCCGCTTGCCAACCAATGACCCTTCATTGTGGCCCGCAATTCTGGTGGCCCGCGCCAATGAGCTTGCTGTCGAGGTCGGTGCCGACCCGATTGTCTCGCTGATGGCAGGGCTGTCGGCAGTCTCCGGTGCCGCGCACAAACAGTCGGTGCTGAAAATCAATCCTTCATGGAAGGTGCCGCCGACCATCTGGACAATGACCATCGGCCAGCCAGCCGACAAGAAGACACCGGCCAGCAAGCCGCTGTTCGCGCCGCTGCGCAAGCTGGAGTCGGAAGACCGTCGCCGGTACGAGGAGGAGATGCTGCTCTGGATCGGCAAGGAGGCACGGCACGCAGCCGACATGAAGGCATTCCGCGACTGGCAACAGTCGCCGGAGGCGCACATGCCCAACGCTGTCCCGCCGACTGTGATGGGACTGCCGCCGAAGCCCGAGCCGCTGCGCCTGGTGCTGACGGATGCGACGACGCAGAAGGTGGTGTCCATGGCCGAGCATCGTCCGAGGGGATTCCTGCTCCATCTGGACGAGATGGCGCGCTGGCTGACCAAGCTGAACGACACGCGCAACAGCGATGATCGTGGCTGCTGGATTCAGGGATTCGAAACCGGCCCGTATTCGATGGATCGGATGGGCATTGGGTCGATCCGCGTAGAGAACATGGCACTGTCGATGTACGGCAACTGCCAACCGGCTGTCTTTCGCCAGAATCTGCAAGCCTCATCGACGGACGGCATCATCCAGCGTTTCATGCCGGTCGTGCTGAACCCGATCCACAACAAGATGTGGCAGGAGGCAGTACCGTCCTTCATGTCGAGCGAAAACAGTTATGAACAGTTGATCCGCAGGGTCTATGCCGCGCCAGCGTTCGAGTACGTTTTATCCCCAGGGGCGATGAACGTGTTCCGTTCCTTCTGTGAGTGGGCGTTGAAGTTCCGTGCCAATTCGCGAATCCTTGACGAGTCGATCCCTTACCAGACGGCTCTGGGCAAGATGGAAGGCAACTGTTCCCGCGTCATGCTGCTGTTCCACATGATCGAGTCGCCCTACGACCTGGAGATCAGCGAGGACGTGGCCTTCCGCGTGACCCAACTGTTCAAGACCTTCTTCATCCCGTCGATGCGCTACACCTACCTTGAGGTCGGCAAGCAGCAGGACCAGACGGCTGACATCGTTTTCAACACGGTGCTGCAGTGGGCGTCGAGCAAGGCAACAGTCACGTTGAGCGAGTTGCGCGTCGAGGTGAAGGACAAGTCGGACCGCAAGGACGTTCTGCCCTCCCAACTGGACATGATGATTCGCGCGACGATGGACGAGATGGCAACAATGAACTACGTGGCTCTGTTTCAGGACCATCCACGCTATCCGTCATGGACGATCAATCCGGCGATGGCTGACCTGTTCGCCGAGAAGCGGCGGCAGATCATTCTGGCGCGGCAGGAATCAATCGACCGGCTGAAGTCGAACCTGAAGAAAGACCGTCCGAACGCCAAGGGCTGCGGAAACGCAATCGGGTTCGATGATTCAATGCGGGAACAGAATCAATGAACCTTCAACTTGGAAAATTTTTGGAATCACTTGTCCTTCATTGTGAAAATTTTTGGAATCACTTGGCCTTCATTGTGAAAATTTTTTGGAATCACCCGGCCTTCAACCCGGAAAATTTTTGAAACTTGCCCGGCACGCACCCGGACCCGGCCAGGACCAGGCCAGGCTCCAGGTTAGTGAGTGCTCACTAACTGTTGATGCGCCCTGGTCGCAGGGTAACACGCTGCCCGACCACCCGATCGGCGACCACCCGACCACCCGATCGGCGACCACCCGACCACCCGACCACCCGACCAGCGACCAGCAAAACCGCGCGCAACAGTTACAGGGTAGGGCGTACCATAGGCAACAGTCAGAAAACGCAACAGGCGGCGATTCTGAAAGCCATGGACGTAAAAAAACCCGCCATTGTCGGCGGGTTTTCGGGTTGTTGCCGGTTAGCGGTTCAATCCCACCCGCCGAAGATGATGAGCAGCACGAAGAAGAAGAGCGCAATAAGTGCCATGTCAGAATTCCCCCATGATGGAAGAAGCCCCGTCAACCGAAACGACCAAGTGGTCAATTAGGGAACATTCCAGCGGCGGTAACCATGCCGCAAGTTCACGCGTCAACACCTCATCCTGCTGGCTTGGTCGGTTGTCGCCGGATGGGTGATTATGGGCAAGGATTACCGCGACCGCGCCTGATCGAATGACCATGTCGGCCATGACACGCCGTGAAACTTCGCAATGGGTCGCTTTCCCTTGCGGAAACTCTTCAACCGCGATCAGCCGACCTTGTGCGTCAACGAGGCAACACACCGCGACCTCATGCCGAAGCGGTCCGTAGGTTGCGACCAAGTGGTCGACCAGCGCGGCGCGCGCTTCGGTGACTTCGGCGCGCCCTTCTTTTCCCTTGTGCCGGTTGGTCGGGAACAAGCCAGCGCGCGTCGACAGTCGACGCAATCCATCCGACAGAATCAACCGCGCGCATTCGATTAACTCGCGCTCGAAGTCGCTGAACAGTTCACCTGACATGGTTCACTCCCTGAAGTAGTGCAACTGTTTGTTTGACCCATGTCGTAGCGGTTCGCTCGGAAATCACAGATTGCGGCACGAAGATTTGACTTACTTTGTCGGGGACCGGCAACACGCCGGACACGTCAAGGTAGTTTCCCAAACCATCGTTAACCGAAAGCCCTTGACTGTCGGCGGCGCGGATGATGCTGGCGAAACCGAGAACGCGGAAAAATGCCGGTAGTGCAACAGTCGCCGCCAACATTCCATAGTCCGGTTGGCTTCCGCGCGGCTTGACGACTATCGAAGTCATCACGCGCTGGTTCTTTGCTGAACAAATGTTTTGGACCGCAAACGCAGCAACCATTTCGACCGAGTACCCAGCGCGCGCCATGACTTCGGAGAGCGACAGGCCAGCAATGCCGCGCCAGCGCAATTCGTCGGCGGATGTGGAACCGTTCGCCCCGACGTCGACGACAAGCCGCAAAATGCCGGTTCCCTTGCGGATTGCGCGGGTTGAAGACGTCCACGCGCGGTCGCACGCGCCACGGTTGACGGAATGAATATCCAGTTCATCCCCGAAGTTGCCGCGCCGCTTTGCGCGGTGATGGCCTTCGGCGCGCGGCAAATCGGCCTTGATCTTGTCGTGGAACTCACGCACCGCGCGTTCGCCTTGCGGATAACCATCCATAAGGGCGTTCACTGCAGCGCGCGCCCCGCCGACAATGCCTAACCATTTATCGTTCGTTGAGGTCAAATACTTGACGCGGAGCGACTCGTTATAAGCGATTTTCATGGGTTGCTCTGACTCGCTACGCAGCGCGGCAACGGTCGGATAATGGAGATGTACGGGCGCGCGCATTATCGAACTCCCACGCGCGCCAGTTCGTCAACCGACCAGCCAATGAGCAAATCTTTTTTAGCCTCGTCGACGGGGATACCGACCGCAACCGCTGCCGCGAGTCGTTGCGCGAACCGGCTCGAAATGATCTTGTTCAGCTTGGCCGCTTTGGTTTTATTACGCAGATCAAAAAACCAGCGGCGAAGGTTGTCCATCGTAAACTGGTCGGGCAACGGACCGTGTTGCCATGCTGGCGACTTCTTCCGCGACTTGCTACCAAGGTTGAACAACCCATGCTCATATGCTTCGTCGTAGTCCGTAATGACAGGGTAAAAGCGGTCAAGGGTTGAACCGTCAAGCGCGGCGCGCGCGGTGTAGATATCATCCGCGCCGCTGCCCGTGGTGTTTGTGCCAGCAATGATGATTGCTGCCTCATGGCGCGCAATGACAGGGTTTTGCATCTTATGCGGAATCGAGACAAACCCATTCGACAGAACCGAGTTAGCCAGCATGAGAACGTTCGGGTCGGCGGCGTCCATTTCGTCGAGCAGAAACACGCTAGGTTGCTGCAGACAGGTTACGAAGGGCGCGGGGACGTAATCGAATCGCCCATTGTCCCCGATCGGCAATAGCCAGCCGGTCAACTGGCTTTCACTCATGCCCATAGTGCAGGAAACAGAACCAAAGGGAACGCGCAGCAGCGCGGCGACTTGCTCAGCCAGCATGGTTTTGCCGGTCCCCGCTGCACCGACCAACATAACGTTTTGGTTGGCCTTCGCCGCGAGTAACCAAACTTTTTCAAGCATGGGGTGCGGGGTTGAGATACCTGACGCGGACAGCAACCGCGCAAACTCGTTCGGCTCTGGTGCCTCTGGTTCATCATCCTGCTGCTGCTGCGGCTGCTGCTGCGGCTGCTGCGGCTGCGGCTGCTGCTGGCTTTCCTGCTGGCCCTGCTGGTCGCCCTGCTGGTCGCCCTGCTGGTCGCCCTGCTGGTCGCCCTGCTGGTCGCCCTGCGGTTGCTGGTCGGGTTGCGGTTGCTGGTCGCCCTGCTGGTCGCCCTGCTGCTGGCCTTGCGGCGCGCGCCCTTGGTCGCCTTGCGGTTGCTGGTCGGGTTGCGGTTGCTGGTCGGGTTGCGGTTGCTGGTCGGGTTGCGGTTGCGCGCCATTGCCCGATTCAGCTCGATTGCCGCCGTGTTGCTCGCCGCGCTCTCCGGCGTTCAACCTAGTCGCGACAAACAAGGCAAGTTGCAGAATCGGCGCGCGCGCATGGTCGCCTTTCCAGCCTAGTGAACGTGCCATGGTGACAAGTTCGTTTTTGTTGTGATTGGCCTGAAGTTCGGTTGCGGTTTCGATGATGTTCATTGCGTTAGACATGGTGATTAGCTCCAATGGTTAGACAGAAAGAAAGACAGCAGCAAGGGCAATCCCTGCCAGCGGATGGAACATGAAAGCGACGTAAGTCAGCCAGATGCAAAAACAGATAAACAGAAAGTTCGCCATGTTGTGAATACTCCGATTGCTGGCAAAAGTGCCAGTCCGTAGGATACCGGACCGCAAAAGATGTTGCAACAGTTTCTGTTGAGAAATAGGGCGAATTTCCGCGAAATGGGTTTTCCGTAAGGGCTAAAGCTGCGTGACAAAATTTGTTGTTGTATAAGAAAAGACTGTAATACCCGCACCCGTAGTTTTTCGTTAGAAATCCCTACAAATTTTGTTGCCATGCAGCTTTTTCGCATAGCCCATGCAAAAACTTACAACAGTAACTGTTTTTGTAATGTCCCCGCAAAAGCCCCGCAATCGCCCCACAATCGATTGCAACTGTTTTTGATACCGTACCATTAACTGTTGCGCGTTCCACGCTGTTATGACATATTGCATATTATGACGCCTTGCATAAACCGTTGCGCTGCAAGGGTTTCCGCCGACTGTTTATGACAGGTAGAATACAACACTAACTGTTGTATGTGAAACGGGTATAAATCACCTGGCGCGACATGGCGAACGTGGCGCGATCGGGGCTAACAGTCGGCACAGTCGGCACAGTCGGCACAGTCGGCACAGTCGGGCAAACAGTCGGGCAAGGTCGGGCGCAACAGTCGGGCAAGGTCGGGCGATGACATCCATGATGTCGGCGGGGATGTCTGACTGTTGCCCATGCGGCAGGCAGCACAGTTAGTGAGTACTCACTAACTGTTGGTCCGGGTTAGTGAGTACTCACTAACTGTGGTCCTGGAAAAAAGTGAGTGCTCACTAACCACCCCCCGAGGTCTTGGCGGGACCGTGGCGATGGTCGCGGGCCTAACCAATTAGCATACTCATCACCAAAACCAAGTCCGACGCAACAGAAAAATTTCTCACCAAAAATCTGAATTTGATATTTATGCTGCTTGCATGAGAGCCACACTTGAACACCGCAACACCTTCTGTTATAACGTCAGCCATGAACGCGCCCCATCCGCTACCCGACATCCCCGAATGGCTGACTCGATCCGACGACTCGTCGGATCGAGTCGAGCAGCAGGTCAGGCATGAGCTTAAAGCCCTGCCGGGATCAGGCAACACCGCAGCACTCATCGAACTGGAGAAACAGTCGTTCGGGATTGCGTTCGAGCAAGCCCTCGAAGCGTTGGCCGGAGGTACGACGCTGACCGAGTTCTGCCACAGTTACCACATGCCGATGTCCCCTGTCCGCTTCCGGACGTGGATGCTTCAAGATCAGCGCAGGAAGAATGCCTACTATGGCGCGAAAGCCCTGTGGGCCGAAGCACTGGAGGACGAACTGATCCGCATCAGCGACGGGATCGGGCCGGACGGGCAGCGCAGTCCTCAACCGAGTCTGCCGGAGGACGTACAGAGATCAACGCTGCGCATCCAGACCCGCAAGTGGATCATGGAGAAGTCGAACCGGAAGCGGTATGGCGACGTGAAGCACATCGAGCAGACCACGACGAACACGACAACCATTGATGTCACCACCATGAGCACGGAAGACCTGAAGCGGTTCGTGCTGCGTCAGGCCGGAGCCGACGCACTGGACGCATCAACCCTCGACGCCATGATGGACGCCAATGAACAGCCTTGACCCCGACATCGTTGCGGCACTGGCCGCCATCCGGCAGCGCGAACAGTCCATCGCGTCCCTCCAGAACTTCGCTAGAACATACGTCGGTGTCGAGCCTGCCCTGCACCACCGGATAATCTGCGATGCGGTCGATGACCTCATGGGCTACAACGGGCCGGAGAACGAGTTCGATCAACTGGTGGTCATGTCGCCACCGGCCAGTGCCAAATCCACCTACATCTCCATCGCCGCACCGGCCTACATCGTCGCCCGTTGCCCTTCAACGCGCATCATCAGCGTCAGCCGGGCAGCGGAGCTTGCCAGCGAGTTCGGGGGACGGGTCAAGAACGTCGTGGAGTCTCCTGCCCTCTCCCTTGCCTCGTCGGTAGCCATCGCGAGCGACACCCGCGCCAAGGACAACTGGAAGACAACAGTCGGCGGGGGCTACTTCGCGGTCGGCGCGTCGGGCGGCGTCCTGGGTAAGCGGGCAGATGTGGTCATCTGCGACGACATCCACGCCTCGTTCGAGGACGCGCAGAGCGAGTCCCAACTGTCGAAACTGCGCAACTGGTTCGAGGGCGACCTCCTCTCCCGCCTGACACCCACCGGCAAGCTGATCGTGATCGGGCAGCGACTCAACCCCAACGACATCATCGGGTTCGTCATGCGCCGCGCCGAGAACAACCCGCGCATCCGCATACGTGTCCTCAAGTTCTCCGCAGAGTGCGCCGACCCCGAGAACGACCCGTTACATCGCGCCCTGGGCGAACGCATGTGGCCGGAGTTCTATACAGACGACTATCTGCATGACAAGAAGCAGGACGACTTCATCTGGCGCACGCTCTGGATGCAGGAGCCACCCTCGGACACCGGCTCATGGGTCAGTACCGACAACATCCGTCACCGTCCGACGCCGCCGTCCGCACTCGACCCCGCCACGCCGCGCTACGCCGCCAGCGACCTCGCGCTGTCCGTCAATACCGGCGACTACACCGTGCATGTCGTCGTTGCCATCGACACCAACGGGGACTGGGACATCATCGACGCCATGCGCAAGCGGGTGGACTCCGACCAGTCGGCGACCGACATCATCAACCTCGCCCAGACCTGGCGGCCCCGTGAGTGGCTGATCGACGACGACAACGCCAGCAAGGTGTTCGCCCACCTCGTCGCGACGAAAGCGAGGTCGGAGAACGTGCCGATACCGTGGAAGCCCCTCCCGATTCGCGGGCAGGACAAGGAGACACGGGCATCGGCACTGCGCGGACAGTTCAAGCGGGGGAAGATTTACTACCCCGCAGACGCGCCGTTCGCGTCATGGCTGACCAAGGAGGTCCTGACCTTCCCCAACGCCACCGGCAGCGGCGTCGATGACGGCATCGATGCGTTGTCCCTCCTCGGGCGGCGCATGGCGTTCATCTCACCAGCTGTTCCCATCGTTGCACCCACAGTCAAGAAGGGCTACAGTCTGGACGACTTGTGGGAACACTGCAGTCCTAAACAATCGAAAAGGATAGGTTAATCATGCAAGACAGACACGGCAACACCGACTCAACCCTTCGCGGACTGCTCTCACGACTGTTTGGCGGGTGGGGAACGAACAACGCAGCGGGGGCATCCACCAACCCCTACTTCCGGCAGCCTCAACAGCCACCACCCTCGATGCCGATGGCACCCACCGACAGTCAGGCACAGGCCATTGCCGACACGAACGCCAGCGGCCCGATGAACGACGCCACCCTGCCACAGTTCGCCCCACCCATGCGTCACCGTCGCGGCCCTCCTCCTGGCGCACCGGCTGGCACCCTTGGTGGGATGCCGATCACCGAGGGGCAGAACGCGAACATCGGCGACGACAGTCGGCAGCGCGCGCTGGACATGGTCGCCGCCCTCCGTCGCGGAGGTGCCCTGTGAGCGACAAGAACAACATCAAGTCGGCCAAGGGGACCGACAAGAACCCCGACACCAAGTACCGCCGCTGGCGCGACGAGATCAGCAAGGCCGAGAAGGAACTGCGGTCCTTCCACGACTCCGGCCAGAAGGTCGTCAAGCGGTTCCTCGACGAGCGCGACGGTGCCGAGGGTGCGACCCGCAAGTTCAACATCTTCACGACCAACGTCGGCATCATGCAGTCGAGCCTGTATGCCAACATCCCCAAGGTAAGCATCTCCCGCCGCTTCGACCAGTTCATGGATGAGCCTGCCCGCGTGGCCGCCATGCTGCTCCAGAACGCCGTGATGCAGGACATGGAGGACAACGACTGCAACTTCGATCAGGTCATGCGCGAGGCGGTCGAGGACCGTCTGGTGCCGGGTCTTGGTCAGGTCTGGGTGCGGCTGGACACCGAGGTCGAAGAGAAGGAACTGGAAGAGATTACTGACCCGATGACCGGCGAGGTGATTCAGTCCGCCGCGATCTACGAGCAGATCACCGAGCAGGAAGTGGAACTGGATCACGTCCACTGGGCCGACTTCATCTACTCTCCCTGCCGTACCTGGTCCGAGCGTCGGTGGGTTGGTCGCCGCGTCTACATGGACTACGACGCCCTCTCCGACCGCTTCGGCAAGGAACTGGCCGACAAGATACCACTGGACTACAAGCCGGACAACCAGCCGAACGCCACGGGCGGACAGCCGGTCAACGAGGCACTGCAGCGCGCGACCATCTACGAGATTTGGGATCGCGTCGAGAAGCGGGTCATCTGGTTGTCCAAGGGTCACAATGAACTGTTGGACGAGAAGGACGACCCGCTGCAACTGGAGGACTTCGACCCCTGTCCACGCCCGTTGTTCGCGCTCACCAGCACGTCCAACTGTGTCGCCCGTGCCGACTTCGTGATGATGCAGGACCAATATGATGAAATGGATGATGTCAATAATCGTATCAGTCTGCTTGTGGCTGCTTGTAAGGTGGTGGGTGTTTACGACTCTGGCTCCACGGGACTCCAGAAACTCCTCCAGGAAGGCGTAGAAAATACGCTGGTCCCTGTCGATAACTGGGCGATGTTCGCCGAGAAGGGCGGCATCAAGGGACAGGTCGATTGGTTGCCGCTGGATACGGTCATCGCCGCGCTGGAACGGCTGCGTCAGGCACGTGAGGATATCAAGGCGCAGATTTACGAACTGACCGGCATCAGTGACATCGTGCGCGGCAACACCAAGGCCAGCGAGACTCTGGGTGCCCAGAAACTGAAGGCGAACTTCGCCAGCGTTCGCATCCAGAAGTTGCAGGACGAGGTGGCACGGTTCGCGCAGGACATCCTGCGCATCAAGGCGCAAATCATCTGCAAGCACTTCGACCCGTCGATCATCCTCAAGATGAGCAACGCGAAGTACACGCCCGATGCCGCCGTCCCGCCGCTGATTCAGGAAGCGGTTCAACTGTTGAAGGACGAGGAAGGGTTCAACTGGCGCGTCAAGGTGCAGGCCGACAGTCTGGGTCAGCAGGACTACCAGATGCAGAAGCAGGAGAAGGTCGAGTTCACCAACGCGATGGCGACCTTCCTGCAGTCGGCGGCGACCACCATCAAGGCCATGCCGCCAAGCGCGCCCATGATCTTTGAAACGCTCAAGTTCGCCATCAGCGGGTTCAAGGGCGGGCAAGAACTGGAGTCGGTCATCGATCAGGGTATCCAGGCGATCATGCAGGACATGGAGCAGCAGAAGCAGGCTGCCAAGCAACAGTCGAATCCCGAGCAGCAGAAGATGCAGATGGAGATGCAGAAGATGCAGGCTGAACTCGGGATGGACAAGGAGCGCCTGCAGATGGAACAGCAGGCGAAGATGCAGGAACTTGGCATGAAGCAGGAAGCGCACCGCATGGATATGCAGTTCAAGGCGGCGGAACACCAGCAGAAGTTGGCACAGGATCAGTCCAAGTTCGAACAGTCGATGGTGCAGTCCCAACAAAAGGCGATGCAGCAGATGGTCGCCGACGCAAGAAAGGATAATGAAAATGCAGAATGATTACGTCGACATCAGCTTCACCGTTCTCGAACGTGTGCGGAAGGGTCGCCGCCTGTTGCGCGACCTGAAGACTGGACAGATCTACTACGATCCATTGGAGCCGGTAGAGCCACTGCCCGAGGCATCGGTAGAGCAGCCCTCTGCCGATCCGGCTCCACCCCTCAAGTCGGTTGCCAAGCGGGTCAAGGCACAGACCAAGAGGTTGATTCATGGCTAGACGCTCATTTGTCCAGATCGGAGGGAAGCTCTATGAACGTGGTATTGACGAAATTCCTGAACTGGCTGGATCGGGTGACAGATCACCGTCCGTTATGGGTGATCTGGACAGTTTTGTTAGCCCTATCGATGGGAGCGTGGTTTCTGGCAGGGCTGGCCTTCGTGAGCATTGTAAGAAGCACGGGGTAGTCCCCACTGCCGATTTGAAAGGTCTGCCGTTCAAGCAGGCTGTTCAGGAGTACCAGCCTGATCGGGCTGGAATCCGTGACGCCATCCGGCGCGCGGTCTATAAATAGGAGAACCCTTCATGTCTGACCTTCGCTCTGCCATCGAGGTTGCGGCCTCAACACCTTCCGAGGAAACCACCAATGACACATCCGTTCAAGTCGATACCCCCGTGGTTTCGTCGCCGTCTGAAGACGCTGCGCCCGTACAGTCGTCAGACACGCCTGACTCGTCTGGTTCGGGTGAAGTGGGAACCGACAAGAAAGCAAGCGATGCTGCGCCAAGCATCGAGGAAGTTGCTGGCTCTGAGGGTAAGCCGGTGGAACACAAGGGTGAGACTCCAGAACAGCGTGAGGCTCGTCATCGCGTAGACCGCGCGCCACAGTCATGGAAGGGTGAAGCCAAGAAGCTCTGGGAAACCCTGCCCCTCCAGGTGCGGCAGGAAGTCGCGCGCCGCGAGAAAGACATTCTGCCCATCATGCAGGAAGCGGCGGGCAACAAGAACAAGGTGCAGGAGGTTCTGGCTGTTGTCACTCCACACCGCAGCATCATCGACCAGCACTATGGCGGCAACCCGATGGAAGCGGTCAAGATGATGCTCGGCGTCGAGCGCGTCATCCGCACCGGCACGGCAACCCAGAAGGCACAGTTGGTCGCCAACATGATTAAGGACTTCGGCGTCGACATCCACACCCTCGACTCCTTCCTGGTCGGCCAGCCTGCGCCGGAGGCGATTCAACAGCAATCGACCATCGAACAGTTGCTGGAGCAGAAACTGGCACCGTTCCAACAGTTCATCCAGACGCA